AACTCTTTTTCAAAAAGACTTACAGGATACACTGTACAGCCAGGATGTTGACGCGAATGGCATGCCAAAAGGAATTCTTAACAGACAACTAAGTCAGGCACAGCGTTCTACGCTCCAATTCGATTCTATTGCTCCTAAATTAAAAGAGAAATACTTATCAGGATTGAGTGGCGTTCAGCAAAAACAAGAAATGCAACAGTATCTTGATACGCATCTGCTGAACGCAAGGGAGCAAATTATTCGGCATGAAGCGGATCAGAACAGAAAAGATTACTCTAATTCCTTAGAAGCCAATATGGAGTCCAATATTAATTTCGCTGCAACAGTCGATGATCCGGCTGCACTGAATGAAATAATTAAAACAAGCCATACATCTGCAGTTCAAGGGCTTCGGTTTGCAGGTGCTGATCCAGTTTCTGCGAAAGTGCAGGCGGATGATATGGCCGGTAAGATGCTTGTGTCTTCTATTAATACGCAATTAGAAAAAAATCCGACATTGGCACTTAATATCCTAGAGAAGAACTCTGGTGTTGTACCTGAAAAATATCGAGTCGAACTATTAAAGAAAATAGACGGGAAGATGCTTGATAATCAACAGGTTGCGACGTGGGATACAGTAAAAAACTTTAAAACATCAACCGGCGAGGTCGATGTACAAAAGTCATTGGACTATGTCGATAAGTTGGATTATCCAGTGGAGCGCAAAAAGCAAATCGCTTCCTACGTTCAATCTATGATTTCTGTCTCGAATGTTGAACTTAGACAAAAACGAGAAACGAGCGACAGGGAATTTACGAATGAGCTTATTACTTTAAAAAGTAAAGGGGCTGATTATAGTAGCGTGCTTCCGCTTGCAGCGAAGTATGGTTTTGATGAAACTGACATCGCGAATAAACAAGCAACCATCACAAGCTTATACGAAAACAAGCAAGACAACTTTGACCTGTGGATCAACAAACAGCCAGAAACAACACAGGCAGCGTGGGAATATGCAAAGCAAGTGTTGAAATCAAAATATCCAGCCTCAAAGAAAGGAGATATCCCCGGATACCCAGAGAAAGTAAATCTTTATGATGCCGCAGTCCAAGAACTAAAACTTAATGCCATCGGTAAAAATCCAGATCAAATACGCTCGTTGGTAAATGAGAAAATTAAAGACGTTGTTATTACACCAAGATCATGGTGGTTTGATAAAAAAGACGCTGGATGGAAACGTGATGCTGGTGTTCGTGTGGCTATTTCTGAAGGGTACACAGATTTAAGCAATGCTTATGGAGATCAGCTCGTTACTCAAGCTAGAACATATCTAAGGCGGAACCAGTTGCCAGACACTCCGGCTAACGTAGAGCAGGCGATCAAAGCGTTGGGAATTAAAAAATGAGTAATAAGGTAAATCCTCTTATTGCCCCTATTGATCAGAGCACCGATCCATTCGACAATTTGGATCCTAAATCTATTTCATTTCCTGTTAAGTCAAATCCATTGGTTGACACCCTAGACGAGACAATGGATGTGGATCCAAACAAAGCTGCTGAAGTATTGAGACTTTCCGACTTCCATGGGCAGGATCCGCAATATGTAGAGGAAAATTTTGACTCAGCGAAAAAAGCGGCAGCGTTACCAACGGAAGATGTATTAAATAAGGTTAGAGATAAATACCCGTTTGCTTCTGATTTTCTGTCTTCGCCAAAAAACATGGCAGTTGCAAAAGATGATATCGATAGCCTTACGAAAACTGAAAGAACAGTTAAAGATTACGGATTCAGTTATTCGATGATTAACTCACTTAATTCTGGTCTATACAAGACCGCATCCTCTATTACAAGAATACCAGAGTACCTGTATGGCGCGTTTGCGTTGCCACAAAACCTATTTTCTAAATCAATTGGGAAACCCGAATGGCAAGTATCGGCACAAGATAATCCTGTCTCTAAATATTTAGACAAGGCTGCAGAACGATATGTTGTACCGGACTTACAAAAAGATGTCTTACAAGAACTGCAGGATGGAAATATATCCAATGCTGGGCGCGCCTTGGCAGCACAATTCGTGGCAAATGCACCGAATCAAGCCGCTTTATTATTGGGATCGATTGCTGGATATGGAGAAGCTGCGCTTGTTGGAGCCGGACTAATGCAAGCTTCTGGGACATACAGCGATTCACTAAAGGCTGGCGCGGATCCATCAATGGCTGCATTAAATGCAACTTATCAGGGAACAGTCGAATCTGCATTTGAAAATATCGGCACATTCGGAATACTGAATAAGTGGGAGAATTCCATAGCCAATTCCTTTGGTAAAGATACTTCGCGAAAAGTGATGAAAGATTTCGCGAAATCTCTTGCTCACAGTTTTGCTGGGGAAGGAAATGAAGAATTCTGGACTCAAGTTGCACAAGATTTCAGTGACTATGCTACCGGGGTAAATCCAAATGCCATGAAGGGTTCGTTGCACAGAGCGACGAATGCATTCTTCTTGGGTGGAGTGTCCGGTGGATTTATGACAGCACCTACTGCGTTCTCAATGGGAATCTTAAGGGGTTCTGAAATACGATCATCTGAATTGGCGAAAAAAACTTATCTTGCCATGGGAGAAAGCGCTGAAGCCTCTAAACTTCGTCAGAGACTACCATCATCACACAAAGAATTCGTCGAGAACGTAACCAAGGGATCTCCCGTAGAAAATATCTACGTGCCGGTCGATTCATTTAATTCTTATTTTCAAAGCAAGAAAATTGACCCTTCCACATTCGCCGAGAGCCTTGGGATTTCTTCTCAATTAGAAGACGCAAAGCAGATTGGTGGGGACTTAAAGATACCTCTCTCTGTGTGGGCAAATGAAGTTGTTGGAACTGAACACTACCAAGGATTGGCGGATGATATTAAGTTTACTCCAGACGGATTAACTGTCAGGCAAGTCAATGAAATTGAAAAGAAAGCTTCAGAGGATTTGAATTCAGAAATTTCAAAGGTACAAGAACAGATTAAGTCTGATGCGGAAACGAAAAATGCTTATGACACCATTGTTTCCGATGTGCTTGATAAGGCCAGCGGTTTAGCTAAACCGGATGGTATAACGGAAAAACAATGGCCCCTTGTAAAAGAATCCTGGGCGAAATTATGGGCAGCAAGATCTATCGCGGAATCCAACAAGCGTGGAATAAGTCCATTAGAGTATTTTAAAGGCGTTGGTCTATCAATACAAAATAATGACCAGTCAACAACAAGTGTTGTAGGGGAAGTTCTCAATCAAGACAAAGCAAGCAAAGTGGCTCAATTTATTGGATATCAAGAAACGGGTGATCCTGAATTTCCTCCTTTCCCCTTGTTCAATATTCCTCAAGGCCTTGAGAATGCCGGTAGTACCGTTGATTTGGAAGAGTTGCAAAAGAGGGGAATAGAAGCACCTGCAATACCTAATTTTGAAAACTGGAAATCTACTGACAAGTCGCAAGAGCTTTTCCAGTCTGCCTATCATGGGTCTCCGTACAGGTTTGACAAGTTTTCACTTCATAAAGTTGGCAGCGGGGAAGGATCTCAAGCCTATGGCTGGGGTCTCTATTTCTCAGAAGAAAAAGGTGTTGCTGAGTACTATAAAAAGAAAATTGCCCAATCTAAGAACGTTAAGAGCGATGGGACTATTTATAAAGTCGACATCCCTGATATAGAAAAATTCATTGATTACCAGAAGTTATTAGTTGATCAGCCAACGCTTCAGGGGATTTCAAAGAAATTAAAACTAGGATTAGATCAGTATTCTTCAACAGGGGAAAGTTTTTACGAGGGAGTAGTTCAAGAGTTTACACGTGAATACAAAAACCTGAAGCCAGAATTAAAAGATTTCATCACAAAGAATAAAATTGATTTTGATATATCGAAGGCATCTGAGTTGGCTTCTAGGTATTTGGCTTCCAAGGGAGTCGCTGGGATAAGGTATTTGGATCAACAGAGCAGATCCGTCGGATCTGGTACAAGCAACTATGTTGTTTTCGATGATCAATTAGTCAAGATCGTTGAATACGAGCAGTCAAAAGGCGGAGATTCCGTCAGGGGGAAAGTAACAATATCCCCGGAACAGGCTGTTATTTCTCTTTTTAAAGAAGCAGACGCTTCAACATTCGTGCACGAGTCAGCACATATTGTTTTAGAAGATACCTTCAAATATGTTCAGTCAGGTAATGCTGGACAGAAATACCTCGAAGACTGGGGAACTCTCTCTAAATGGTTAGATATTTCAGCTGGTCAGAAATCGTTAACAACTGAACAACAGGAAAAGTTTGCAAGAGGATTCGAGGCATTTATGCTCGAAGGGAATGCTCCCTCTGATGCATTAAGAAAGGTTTTTACCCGATTTAAACGATGGTTAGTAGGGATTTATAAAGGAACAGCAGGATTAAATGTGGAGCTGTCTGATCCTGTCCGTTCTGTCATGTCCCGTATGCTTGCTTCAGAAGAAGAAATTGCAGCGGCTGAAAGAGCAATGGGGTTGGATATTAAAATTGACGTCAGTGGATTAGATCCGAAGGTCGTCGAAAAGCTATCTGATTTACGCTTAAAAGCGCATGAGGAAGCGGTATCTAATTTGCTTAAACAGAGAATGCAGGAGATAAAAGCGACCGTTAAAGGGACGTTTGCTGAAGAGCGTACAAGAGTAACCAAAGAGTTAAGTGCGAAGCTAAAAGAGACTGATGATTACAAACTTTTGGCTAGGATCAAAAAAGCAATGAAACTTGATCCGCATGATATTGCAAGTAGGTATGCAACAAAAGAATTACAGCCAGGAGAGATCATTTCGCTTGAAACCCAGGCTCAGCTAGAAGGTTTGTCCAGTGCCAGCGAATTGGCACAAAAGATTTCATCTATTCCGCCATTCGATCAAGTCCTGAAAAAACAAGTCGATGATCATATGCGATCTCTAAGCGACTTACGAGATCCAGAGAAGATTCGATTGCAAGCAGCAGAGATTGTTCATTCCGAAAATCAAGTAGAACTCATGGCTTACGAGAAAGAAGCGCTAGAGAGAATGATTTATGAATCAACTGTTAAATCGAGAGTTTCTCAAGCCAGACGCATAGCTGCTTCGGAAGAAGCGAGAATAATAAAGCAGCAAGCAAAGGAAATATTAGCCAACAAGCCATTAGTCGAATCGACCTCTTACTCGCAATACTTTACTGCCGAAAGAAATGCTGCTGTTAAAGTGGCGCGTGCACTTCAAAAAGAAGATATCCGATTAGCGGCTGATTTAAAAAGGCAACAAATGCTTAACCATGCGCTAGCAACTGAAGCGCTTAGGAATAAGAATGAAGTAGAAAAAATAACAAAATATTTGGCTGGTTTTTCTGAGCGTGGGGCAGACATGAAGGATATGCCTTACGGATTTATTCGTCAGATTGACAATCTGCTTATTCGGTTCGGGTTGTCCGGCAGGCAGGTGGAAGATCAGCAAATGATGTCTCGCATTGCGAGTGATCTAGTAGCGAAAGGGGCTGATAGAGAGAGAATTGCAAATGAGACAGGAATAGTCCAATCAGAGTCTGGGGAAGCCAGGTTTGAGACACTCCCAGAATTAGTGGACAGAATTAACGATAATTATTACGCAGTAGATTTGTCGTACGACATTCTAAGATCGGATCCAAAAACAATGGATCTTTTAAAGTTAAAAGAATTAAAAGAGATCCGTGATGTCGTAAAAATAATCTCTGGTATTGGAAAGAAATACGATAGGTTCTTAAGCGCTTTTATTACTTCGGACATGCGACAAGCAGCCTCTGAAACTTATAAATCCATTGCAGAAAACATAGGGGATAAATTTACTAAGCATTTGGCCCCCGGACATGCTACCGATTCAAAAATACGAGACACTATTGACCGGATAATAAATTCCGTTAATGGAGGCATACTCGAAAACTACATAAACCTTTTAACCCTTAATAAATATCTTGATGGTGGAAAAGATAATGGGCCGATGGTTCGTTACGTGTATCAAATTCTAAAAACAGCGGAAGATTCAAAATTAGCCCGCTATGAGAAGATGACAAGTGATGTTAACTCTATCCTGGAAGATCACTTCGGTACCAAGGAAAATTTGGCTAAATACAAAGACGATAGGATTCACTTCCCCCCATTCAATAGATACTTCACAAGAGAAGAGATTTTGTCCATGGCATTAAATTGGGGGAATGCTGGGAACAGAGATAGGGTGATGAAAGGATTTTCACTTGAAGAAGGCCAGGTCGATCAAATTCTTGAGACATTAGATGAAAATGAGTGGAATTTCGTTCAGCGTGTATGGGATTATTTAGATAATTTTTGGCCAGAAATTTCAGCACTAGAAATGCGTGTTTCTGGTAATGAGCCCAAATCAGTTAAACCCGTTCCAGTTAAGACAAAGTTCGGGGTATTCCGTGGCGGATATTATCCGTTGGCATACGATTTTGAAAGATCAATTGAAGCGTATAAGAACGCAGAGCAAAAGAATGCTCTTTATAAACAATATTCTGCAACACGGGCTCATACAGACCACGGGCATACAGAAGCCAGAGTCGCGTCGTTGCAAAGGCCAGTAAGATTATCACTCAATGTTCTATTTGATCATCTTGAGAATGTTGTACATGACTTGTCTTTCCGAGAAGCCGTCATAGATACTTCTCGGTTCATGCGTCAACCAGCAGTAAAAGAAGGCGTAATAAATGCAGTAGGCCTTTCTGGCTATAGAGCCATCGATCAACACATAAAGGCCATTGCGTCTGATCAGGGTGAATTTGTAACGCCAGTTGAGAAGGCCATGCGATGGTTTAGATTCCATACTACATTCGCGACTCTTTCTTATCGAGCCTATAGCTTGCCAATGGACCTTGTTGGCAATTTAATTAATTCAAGCTCTGAAATAGGGATCAAAAAAACGGCTGTTGCTATTAAAGATTTTGCATTAAATCCGTCAGAGATAAAGAATTTTGTAGATGAGAATTCAGAAAGGATGCGATACAGATCTCAACTGCGTGATCGTGATATATCGGATATTGCAAAGAAATGGGCGGGGAAAGATTCAGCTCTTCATCAATTCGGGTTCATGTTGCAATCTTTAGCTGATGAGGCTGTTTCATACCCAGTGTGGAAGATTGTTTATGACGATAATTTGTCAAAGCATGGGCACGATGCTGCACGGAACCTTGCCGACGAAGTAGTGGCGAGAACATTTGGAAGCGGATCTATACTTGATCAAGTTGGAGCTCAAAGAGGTAGCGAGTTTAAGAAAGTAACATCGATGTATTACTCTTGGCTTTCAATGATGTTCAATCGCGCTTGGCTATCCGGTAAGTTAGCCGGTTTGGAATATGACAAAGGGAATGTGGGGCTTGCTCTTGCCGGTATAGCGAAAGTTGCTTTTTATTCATGGATACTGCAGGGACTAAATGAAAACATTTGGAGAGAATTTTTTAGGAATAATCAATCAGACGACGATGAAGAGAAGAAAAAAAGATTTCTATCAAGATTTCTTCAACAACCATTTTCTTATGTATGGCTTTTAAGAGACATCGCCGGATATGGAATAGATAGGGCAACCGGTAGGAAATCGAACATTCAGTTACCATTACAGCAGTCAATCGAAACGTTGATAAAACCAATACCGGATGCGCTAGGAATAATGCTGTCTGAGGATAAAGAGGCAGATAAAAATTTTGCTGAGTCTGTGGCAAGATCTTCTTCAATTTTATTCGCATACCCACAGACCGTGAACAACTTAGCTTTTAACTTTATCGATTGGTTAAACGATGAAGGGGATTTAACTTGGAGAGATTTAATAAGCAGAAGAACTAAAAACTAAATTATAATCTGATAGCTCGCGATGAGACACTTCTAACCGAACACTCTCATCATTTAAGCCTCCTACCTATTGCGGAGGCTTGAATGACAATTGCTACAACACTAAACAAAATAACTTATAACGGGGATGGCGTAACTACAGTCTGGAGTTATTCATTTACCGTATCGGTATCAACAGATTTGCAAGTGTACATTACAAACTCGTCTGGAGTAGCAACCTTGTTGCTTTCCGGTTACACTGTTGACACAACAAACAAGCAGGTTACATATCCCACTACCGGATCCCCTTTAGCTGTTGGATCAAAAATAACATTACTCAGATCTGTCGATACGCTCCAATCTGTTGACTGGAAAAATCAGGGTCCGTTCAATGCCGAGGTTTTAGAACAAGCCCTAGATAAATCATCCATGCAAGTACAGCAGTTAACGGAAGCTTTGGCCAGATCGATCAAACTCCCCCAATCTGAAGTAGGAACGGATACAAATACCTTGTTACCCACTGTCGCAAACCGCGCGGCTATGTTTTTGGCATTCGACGCAAGCGGGAACCCCATTCCTGCAAGTGGAATCTCGAGTACGCCTGTATCGGCATTTATGTCAACAGTCTTGGACGATACTACAGCTTTAGCCGCAAGGGCAACCTTAGGTATTTACCCAGATCAATCTTTAGGTGCTAGTGGAACAGCAGGGAGCCTAAGCATTTTCCCGTCAACTGCATTGAAGGGAAGCCTAAGAGTAAAAGCTTCTAATAATACCGGAGACACAATAACCGACATAACTGCGGCTCCTCAAGCCGGTGCTCGCACATTTACAATTCCAGATCCCGGGACGACTAGTTCTTCTGTTGTATTAACGGATGGGGCTCAGACGATTAATGGAGTTAAAACGTTTACGTCGCCAATAGGGATGAGCTCTCAGAAAATAACTACTGTAGCTAACGGGACGGTGTCTTCTGATGCCGCGACATTCGGGCAGATTAAAGTTATACAAACAGTTTTTGCTACTGGGACAACCAACACCGCAACTTCTTCTGCGACGTTTGTGGCGACAAACGTGACCGCTAACATTACTCCAACATCAGCATCTAATCGAATCATGATAGTGGCTACGCTAGCTGTCAACTGCCCATCATCCACAGCAAACGCAGCGCGATTGGCAATTTTCAGGAACGCCGCAAATATCCAAGACTCGTCTGGAGGAGCGCAGGTCGGCGTAACAGGTGCCGCTAATTTTGGGACAGTTACCTTAACTTGGATCGACAGCCCCGCTACAACTTCATCGACTACATACGCCGTATACGGCTTATCAGATGGAACAAGTGGAAATATATCATTTGGCAATGGTCGTTCTTGGGCGATAACGCTCCAGGAGATTGTGTAATGGAATTTACTAACAAGCAACTCTGTGTTGCATTTTCAGCACTTCGTCCTAATTCCTATTATATTCTTAGGGAAAATGAAAACGGTTCGACAACGGTAACATGGATGGATCCAGATTTGCAGATCCCATCTGAACAAGAAATAAGTGATTATTTAGGATCATTATAATGAATCTCTGTAATTATATTTATATTAATTCTGCAACAAGAAATGTGTTTTTTATATTGATGGATTCACATAAGTTGAGCGTCTAATTGGAGATTAACAGCAAACGAGAATCCGATCTTTTACTTGGGCAACTAATTGCTGAGGTAAAAGAAATCAGAAGGCTTATTGATGAGAGGGAAGAAAGCTCAAAAGCATGGAGACTAAAATTTGAAGAAAAGATTTCCAGTCTTCAGAAAATTGTCGACATGGTGAATACGCCATTTAAGGCAACGATATGGGCATTTGGAATTATTGGCGCGATCATAATCACATCGATTCTCCAATCAATAATTTCATTTATAAAAGCACATTTTCATTTTTATGGATAAATAAATGGACATGATAAACGACAGGAAATTGTCAGACAACTTCTCTTTGTTTGAGCTCACAAAAACAACGCATGAATACTATCAGGCGAAGAATAGGAAAGTGAGTGAAGATCAAATTTCAAAATTAACTGTCGTGGCCAACCTTCTTGAAAAGGTCAGAGAGCTTGTAGGGTGTCCACTTAAAGTAACAAGTGCTTATAGATGCCAAGAGTTGAATACGTTTATTCGTTCAACGTCGAGAAGCCAGCATTTACTATGTGAAGCTGCAGACTTCGTGCCGATAGGAAAGGACCTTGGCGATTCATTTAGATTAATTTGGAAAGCGATAAAAGAAGAAAAATTGCACGTTGGACAATTAATACACGAGACCGCAAATCGAGGGAATGCAGAAACGTCTTGGATTCATATTTCTGTCGGATCCCCTTATCGTGCAAGTGATAGATGCAATCAAGTGCTAAGAATGCAAGATGGAAAATACACGATGTTGGCTTAAGAGGGAATTATGTGGGAAAAATTAATACCAGGGCTAGGCCCGATTATTGAAAAGATGGTCAACTTAATACCAGATCCACAGAAAAGAGCAGAAGCGATTGCGCGGGCTGAGAAAGAAGTAGAAGACTTAATTTCAAAATCGGATGAGCAACAGTCCAAGGTCAATGAGATCGAAGCGTCGTCTACAGATCGATTTACTTCTCGATGGCGACCCGCCGCTGGGTGGGTATGTGTTATTTCTCTTGCGCTGTATTATTGGCCACAATTTATTCTCACAGACATATTTTGGTGCATGCAATGCTGGAAAACTCAAGCATTGGTCCCTTACCCGCCAATAGCTATGTCTGAAATAATGGGGATATTATCCCCATTGCTTGGCATCGGTGGGTATCGAATGATGGAAAAGAAATGGGGGGTCACAAAATAATGAACCCTGAAAATATTCTCACCAGACTTAGTGGAGTAAAAGTTTCTAGCACATTAATTAGGCTTGTCATTTTCTCATCATTCTTTTTGCTTAGTCCCATACCGATCAGATACAAGACATATTATTTGGACATATTAGTTTTCGGTTTCTTGGTTAGCAGCGTTTTGAAAAACAAGAACAGACCGACGGTAAAACACGGGATGCTGACGATTGAAAACACAGTTACCCTTCTTCTCCAAATGTGGCATGTGTGGGCAATATTTAATGGACTTAACTTTGTTTTTGCAATGTTTTTAATATCAATCTTTGAAGCCCTCTATTACCTTGGTAGAGGAATAACGAGAAGTGTTGGCGTAAAAACGCAAATGATAATAGGAATGTAATTATGAGCGTAACAGATCATTTACTTGGATTGCAGATCCCAGGATTCAGAGCGTACACGAAAGTCTTTGATTACGACGGGAACGGGAATTGTATTTATATGGGATGGGCACAAAGAGGCTCACTTAGTAGTGAGCGCAAATGGACTATCATTAAGTTTACTGTTAACGGATTAAATCAAACGACATCGGCGATGATCAGCGTTCCAGATGGAGCAATTTGGGATAACAGGGCGTCGGAGTCATATGGCTGATAAATACAAAGTAAATCCATTTACTGGGAATTTCGATTTTTATCAAACGGGGACGTTTCAAGGCGTCTCATCTTCTTCGCCAAGTTCTCCGCAGGATGGCTGGACATACATTAATTCATCAACGAATGGATACTATTTGTATTACTCGGGGACATGGTTTTTATTGCACACATTGTCGACGGGGACATCATTCTTCTTGTTAGAAGATGGATTTAAATTATTACTTGAGACTGGCGCAGACTCTTTGCTTTTAGAATAAAAACGGAAGGTATAAAAAAATGGCTGATACAAAGCTAACAGGTTTGACTGCAGCAACAACCGCTACCACTGACGATTTACTTTACATCGTTGACGATCCTGGCGGTACTCCTATCAGCAAGAAAATTACTGTCGGGAATTTCCAAACATCATTAACTGGAAAGCAGGATGCTGATGCGACGCTAACAGCTTTGGCTGCATATAACACAAATGGGTTAATTACACAAACAGCGGCAGATACTTTTACAGGCAGGACTTTAACAGCACCAGCCGCTGGATTCACTATCACCAATCCTGCCGGAATAGCAGGGAATCCAACGTTTGCACTCACAGATGACCTCTCGGCAGTAGAAGGATTATCAACTAACGGAATAGCTGTTAGAACCGGATCAAGTACTTGGACGACAAGAAGTGTTTCCGGGACAACAAACCATGTTACGATTACAAATGGCGACGGTGTTAGCGGGAATCCCACTATCGATCTTGATACGAGAATATTAACCCAGACCTTAACGTACGTAATCGACGGCGGTGGCGCAGCACTGACAACAGGTTCAAAAGGATTTATAGAAGTCCCGTTCGCATGTACGGTACAACAAGTAACTCTTCTAGCAGATCAAAGCGGGAGTGTTGTAATCGATATTAAAAAATCAACCTTTTCAGGATTCCCAACAACTAGTAGTATTGTAGCGTCTGCACCTCCCACCATCTCAAGCGCGCAAAAGTCTCAAGACGCGACTTTAACGGGCTGGACAACGACGATATCTGCAGGCGATATCTTGGAATATAGCGTTAGTTCAGCATCAACAATCACAAGAGTTACCATTTCATTGAAGGTGACAAAATAATGACAATAATCACTAATCTAATAAAGAGGTTTAAAAAAATGAAAACACTTATTACTGTTCCCAGCAATAGTTTCCAAACTTATAATGCAGTATTAAATAATGCCGATGAATTGGAAATAGTAGGTACGGATGGTAACGGAGTCGCATTCCAACAAACTTTGGCGGTGCAACCGAATTCCGTTGTTTTTTTTAATGTCGCCTCTAGAAATTTTGTTGCCGTTCCTTTGCAAAGCGAAGTTACTGCAGATTATCAGATGGTTAATGTAGTGAGAGATATCGCTTAATGGCTAAAAGATCTATTACTAACCATAGATCTAAATCGCTGACTGTAAAAGTAAATCAGCAAAACGAACTTGTTCTAAATGGGAAATCTAGAAAAAACAATAATTTCGCTCAAACTGTATCGGCTAATCCACCATGTGTAATTTTTTGGGATGATGATTCTGATCAGTTTGTAACGCTGCCAATCTTAGGCGAAGTTCCTGATTCTTACGAGTTTGTTGACATTATTACGAGAGGTGACTGATGGCATCAATATCATCATATGATGACCTTGTAAATAGAGTCGGCGGCGGATTCACGTTGAATGAGCCTTTTTGGGGAGAGTTGCAAGCAAGTACAGGAGCTTTAGGAGGAACGCAAGCGGCTCTTGCTTTACTGGCTTGTCAGAAGGATACGCCATCTTTGCCCGCTGGTGTAACGTCCTACATTCCAACTACTATTGGGGGATTGTGGTCTGCTTCTTCTGGTTATCCTCTGCTTGTTTGCCAATCTATAAATTTAGGGACATTGGATATATCTGGGCCAACATTTACAGATGGTTCACAGATGCCAACGGTAACCGAGCTGGGAGTTTCTAGGCAAACGAGTGGGATGGTATTGATGGAAATTACAACCGCTCTAAGCGCAACTCCAGGTGCGATTACGATTACTTATGTGGATCAAGATGGGAACGCGGCAGAAACCACAACGGCGCAAAATCTCCCGGTAACAAACTCTAATATTCATACCGTCGGGGCTGTTATTCTAAATGCGGGTGACACAGGAGTCAGAGATATTACGACGGCAACAAGAACAGGAGGAACAACTCCGACTGGCGTCGTAAAGTTTTGGGGATGCTTACCAATTGCCTTGCTATGTAGCGATGCGACCGGGAACATACACACGGAAAATTTATTGACAGGTGCATTTATGCTTTCGCAATTACCTGCGGCAACCAAAATTTGTTATTTCGGCTATGGTGGCGGGAACTCCATCAGTGCAAGGGCAATCCATGGGAATATGTTTATGATAGGAGACTCTTAAAGTGGGTAACGTTTTGCGTTCTTATGACGATCTTATTTCTCAAGCTACTGGTCAAGGCATGTTGCGACGAGCTATTTATGCAAACAGAGCCGCTACGACATCAGCTACAACGACGTCTGGAGGGATTAATCTTTGCAGGATCCCAACCAGATTTACTGTCCCAACTCTTGGCGGGTCTGTTACATCTGCTTATTTCACCTATATAAGAACTTTTTATAGTTCCTCAAATGCTTTTGTTGTTGGTGGTCATGAAACTGATTTGGGGACATTGACTGTCTCTGGGAATAGTTTTTCTGCTGGATCAACAATGCCGACGAAAACAGTAGAAGGATCTTCTATTCAGACAGCATCAATATTCCCTGTTGTTGTGGTTTCTGCATCTTTAACCGCAACAACTCCCGTATTAACTATTACTTATACAGACCAAGACGGGAATACTGGTCAGACATGCACAATGACATTGCCTACAAGCCCTACAGTTCAAACTGGATTTTTTATGGCTCCGCATTTGGCCAATGGAGATACGGGCGTTCGAGCAATAACAAATATGTCTATATCTACCGGATCAGCAGGTACTTTGAAAGTTTATGGGGTTATCCCTCAACACATTGGGATCACCGGGCTTGTTGGGACAGCTAACAGTTTAGATTTCTTACAAGCCCCACTCCCTTTAATTCCGTTTGTCGCTGGAGATGTTTTATCTTTTTACGTAAATGGAACTGCAACGAATGATTTTTGTGCTTTCCTTGGCGCAGTAGGAGATAATTGATATGGCAATAACTACCCGAACGCAATTTGTTCAAAATATCGCAAAAGGGTTAGGATTTATTAGTCCTGTTCAAGCAAGTGGGAATACTTTTACGGCAGGAGCAGCCGCTAGCGGTTTTTTTGGCCTTCAGATAAGAGCCAATTTCATTGGAACATCTTATCCATCAACATTGGTTAATTACAATCTTCCACCAAGCGCTCCTAGTGAGCTTCTCGTAATGCATCATTCTTCAGCAATGAACTCAACAACCGTTACAATGCACGCACTTGCTTGGTTATATAAAGTGGGCACATTGAATTTAGCGACGACGGGAGATCAATTCACTCACGATACTGCAACATTTCCAATTAATCGAACCGTTCTAGGTGCTTCATCCACGCCTATTAACTTAGTTCCATTAGTTCAAATAACGACTGCTGCTGCGACAACTGCACCTGTATTTAGATTAAGAACCGTTGGTGGGGCTGCTGGGTATACAAATCAGGACGGGACATCTGTTGTTGGGACAAAAACAATGACAATGCCGTCGGCTACCGTAGCAGTTAATAGTTCATATATTTTTAGACTTGAAGAGGGAGACTGTGCAGTAAGAGATATATCCAATATTGAAGTAACAACAGCAGGGACTGCTGGTGCGGCGACAATTTGGGGAGCAGAAATAATATCGTGGGCTCCAACAAAAGGATCAGCAACGCCTTTTGCACACGACCATTTATTTGGAGGACTTTCCCCATTAAATATGAAACCTGGCGCGGCAACGAGTGGAACCGCGACAGCTGTTTTAGGCACACTTACTTACGTAAGCAATGCAAGTAGTATAGGCGGGTATTTTTTAGGGGCATTAAATTCATGATTTATATTTCCGGTCGTGGTGGTTTAAATTTAAATATTTCACACCAAAATTGGAGATTTAAAGACGCCACTTTCCCAACTAGAGCTCCTATTAGTTACACGGTTATTGTTACAAGCCTTAAGCGCGTATTTGCATGGGTTTGCGGATAATTAGAATCGCATTCCGATAAATAAACCTACTGGATTCCAGTCATATTTATATATTTGATCTGATTGAGACTTAGTCGGATAATGGGCATATTTTAAACCTGCCTCAAGCTCCGTTGAACCAAATGGCAATATTAAGGATGGAGAAATTTCCCAAGCCGCACCTGATGCGCTCTCGTTTTCTTCGTTATGTATATCAAGGTTTAATAATGAAATTAAGCTTCCTGCAGATCCTGTTGTTTCAAGTTTTTGATTGATATTAATCTTAGCCAGTCCCGCCTTTGCACATAATCTCAACTTCACATTCTTCGACAGGCTGTACAATTTGGCACCCTCAAAAAGAAATTTCATATAAGTAGAAGAGGTTGTGACTCTGGATTGCCCACGCCCAAAAGATTGGCCAGTTGGAAGCCAAACAAAAGACCCATTTTTATAATCCTGAGTAATTATCGGGCCTAAGCCAAAGCCGGTTTGAAAACCGAACTCGTAGTCATTTTTCTTCGGGAACGTCAGGCCCGCAGTAAGACCAGCTCCGCCAGTTTCCTTTGTTTCTCCGCTAATAAGGCCCGGTATCCCTAGGCCATTAATGGCGCTCACTAAGTCGTTCGCACCATTTTCAAAAGCATCTGATACACCCCCACCGCTAAGCAACTCTACCCCAAAATTTATATTTGGTCTGTCGGTTGTAATGGCATAGCTTTTCAAGCTTAATAATAATGAGAAAACAACAATTGGTAATTTACGCATATATCCTCCCTAAACTTTAGTTAATACCCCGCATAAGACTTCTGTACGCTTTGAAACTTTTTTTCTGCCGCACTCCATTTCAGAGACACGCATGCGTGCCCACTTTTTTGAAAATCCAAGTATCTCACCGAATTTTTGCTGGCTCATATTTAACGATAGACGAATCTTTTTAAATTGCGCTTTGTTCATCCGGCGATTCTATAGCGCAATGAGCTACTGGTCAAGTATTGCTTAATTGTAGCTCAATGAGCTACAATGTGTCAAGGGGATTTTGTAAATAAATAAACAAATAAAAATAAATCTTTTAACTAGTGCTGTAACTAATCATCCAATTTTCTTAAATTTGCGCCCCCTTTTTAATTCTTGGGATCAAAATGGAGTGGAATTATGGAAGCGCATCAACTTGAATTATTTGGGAATCCACAATTTCTTACGTTTAGGGATTGTTTGTCTATATATTGGGATATCGAAGGGAAACATTTGCCAGGAAGAAGCCATAAGTATGACCTTAAAAGAATATCCGAATATTTTGTGCATAATTTCGTACACGACTTAACATCTAACGATGTGCAGAATTATAGGAGGTGGAGGAAATCAACAAATATTTTAATTAAAGGGTCCTCTGTAAACAGGGAGCATACACGAATTACCAGGGTAATAAATGCTTTTTATGAATGGAAACGCATAGGGAAGGTTAACGGGTATGATTTTTCAAGATTGGAGTTGCCAAAAGAGAATCCAGGAGAGCTTGTTCCTAAAGAAAATGAGCGAAAGTACAAACGAAACCGCGTTGTTACCGCAGAGGAGTTCGTGAGATTCTGTGATTATGCTCACCCGGAAGTTAGAAAGATTTGCACGCTAGCTGTTTTAACCTTATTAAGAAGAAAGGATATCGCTTTATTAAAGGATGGGAATCTCAACAAGGCCTTGGATACTATTAGCGGCATACAATCTAAAACTGGGATCCCATATAATGTGCCAGCGACATTGACGGTGAAAATTATTTTCTCAAAGGCCACTCATAAATATATTTGTGATTTCACAAACTGGAGGAGAAGGTTTCAGCGAGCAAAAAATGATTCAGGGGTGGATTTCCAACTAAGAGATTTAAGAAGATCAGGCGCAACGCATTTGTTGATGAAAGGAATTGATATACGAACAATACAAAAGTTTTTAGGTCACGCAGATATTTCAATGACAGAAGTTTATTTGGATCCTCCTATGAAAGTTGCGAAAAGTGCTGCCAGGAAATTAGAACAAGAATTTATTACAAACATAAACATCCCAGAATTTAATTTGTCTGAAAATTAATTTTTTAAAAAAATGTTGACAAATAAAAAACTTATGAGTAATAATATTCACATGCGAGCCGATATTATTTACATTCAAAATTTAAACCATGCACCGAAAACGGTGGGTGGTTTTTTTGCGCCCTGTGGCCCGATATCGTCTCGCAGACAATTGAAGTGGCCCTCCAGGGCCGTTTTATTTCTAGCCTACCCAAAAAAATAGGAGATCAAGAGATATGACGAATAGCGAGAGGTATATCGCCTCACACGCGAACGAACACTGCGAAGCTAATGCCTTAAATGAAGGGCAGCTAGCTCAGCGGCAGAGCACCGTCCTCACACGACGGGGGTCACAGGTTCAATCCCTGTGCTGCCCATTCAACTTTCCCATCCATTCGGCCCGGATAACGGACCGTCTTAACAATGCCTCACTACACATTAAAACGTGTGGTGGGGCATTGTCATTTACGGGGGCTATATGAAAATCCGCCCCTGTGTTAGATGCTTATCCTCAAAACATATTCGTGTCAAAGCTGGAAATGATGGGACATTTAAAATCATCCAGTGTTCAGAATGCGGATTTAACACATCCAGCGAAGTGTCATTCCAAGACGCCTTGAATGAGTGGAACGGATTTAAGGTGTGGACCTTAGTCAAGGATGCTCCGGAGGTGACGCTATGATTTTTAATGGTTCAACCTACGACCCTGCCTACGACCAATCTCGTTTAAAAAAACAATTAGGCCGCGTTTACAACTGCATGATTGATGGCAACTGGAGAACGTTAGCCGAAATCGCACAAATCACAAGTGACCACGAAGCGAGCATATCTGCACAATTAAGAAATTTAAGAAAGCCAGTTTTTGGTGGATATGTCGTAGAGCGACGAAGTAGAGGCGAGCGTTCTTCAGGCCTTTACGAATACCGATTATCAAAGCCATCGCCATTGATCCAGTTCAACTATGACGAACATGGGCAAGCGCTATTTATCTAAGTAACGGGGAGAAAACTATGAAAGACGCAATTGAAGTAATGGAAGGAGCAGAGCTAGAGCAAGAAAACACAGCAGATCAATCTTTGCTTATACAAGACGAAGCCATCAGCTTAGATGCGATGGATAGCATGATAAAGGCTGCAAATAAGATGGAGGCCTATGACAAAGCTTTAACCACAATTATGTCAGCAGTCATGAAAAGGACGTATGCAGGTGATTGGGTCTGCCATTCAAGAGAACGAGACGCCATTCATCTAAGGTCAGCCAGCTTATCTGGAGCGGGCTGCGAGAGAGTGGCTGTCATTTTGGGGATTTCAGAAAAGAATTGGAAAGAATTTCCAAAGCAGATCATGGATGATGGCAAGCATTATAGTTATCGATACGAAGCAGATTTTGTTCTTGGTGGCAGAAGCGTTCATGCTTACGGGGAAGCTAGCACAAAAAACAAATTTTTCGGTTACGAGAATGGAGCATGGAAAGAACTGACTGACATTAGAGAGGATCACGTCAGGAAAGCTGCTCAGCGTGAATGCCAAAAGGATGGAATTCGTCGATTACTTGGGCTTAGAAAAATCCCCTTATTAAAACTGCAGGAGTTAGGGTTCAAATTAGACCAGGTACATTACGTCAACTTTAAGGATGTTAGAGAAGCGACAGGGGGAAAATCTTTTCCGCAAACCAATACTGTTGATGTGAAGGAAAAGTATTCCAGTAAGCCAGCAGTAGACAAGCCTAAAACTGAACTTGTTGAGCTTTCTTTTAACCCGACAAAGGTCGAAGAAGGGAAGTCTGCTACTGGTCATATGTATACAAAGTTTTACGATGAACAAAATTCTGTTTATTACAGAAGTGGCCCACCTGATGATCCTATTACAGAAAAATTGACTAAGGCTTATTTGGATGGGAGTCGAGTTAAGGTGAAGTATTTGACTCAAGAGAAAAACGGCGTTGTCTATAAAAACATCCAAGACTTGGTAGAGGTTATCGCGCTATGAGCGAGCCCGCCCTATCGTTAATAATTCCCCCAGTCGAGTCGTTGAAAGACGAGCTAGTAAAACGACGCATACAACGACTAAATGAGAAATCGTCTGCGTACCCACGAAATAACCCAATACTTTCCGATTTAGGAGATTGTGATCGTCAGATCGTTTATGGCGTAACGAATTGGAGAGATAAAAAACTTGCTGACACTGAATTGCTAGCACGTTTTGAAGTCGGGAACATAATGGAAAGAGAGATGGTTCGTGAGCTTCTTGATATGGGATTTGACTTTGTTGGTGGACAGGAAGCGATTCAAGTTAAAGGGCGTGGGGATGTATTACTGGCAACAGGAAGAATCGATGGATTTATTAAGTGGGGAGGAGAAAAAATACCTGTCGAGTTTAAATCAATGCACCCAAATATTTACGAACACGTTAACTCAATTGAGGATTTCCAAAAGAAGCCATGGCTTAGAAAATACACACGGCAGTTGATGATGTACTTATACGGGCACGGGAAAGAATATGGGTTGTTTGGACTAACAAATTGTCTTGGTGGGAAGAAATGGTTTGTTTTGTATCTCGATTACGCTGAATGTGAACACATGCTCCAACGGTTAGAAAATGTTCAGAAACATTTAGGTCTAAAAATGCTCCCAGAGAGAATTCAGTACAAAGAAGATGTGTGTGGACATTGTGATTTTTCAACTATTTGCTTGCAAGACATCGTTAGGGATGAAGCAAACATCTTAACAGATGATGTTTTAATTTCTGATTTAGAGGAAAGAGAGAAATTAAAAAGCACAAAAACGAGATACGAAGAGTTGGATAAATCCATTAAGAAAAGAGTGGCAGGTGTTTCAAAGGGGATTGCCGGGAATTTCCTGATAATAGGAAAGAATCACCATAGGGACGCATACGAAGTTCCTCCGGTTGACTATTGGAAAACAGATATTAAGCGTATTGAGCAAACAAAATAAATCTTCATTAGGGGGTCTTATGGGAGTTTGTGAGACGTGTGTTAAAAATGGCAGTGGAAGAATATTTTACGAAGCTGAATTAAGAATGCATCGGGACAATTTTCCTAACCATGAAGTTGTTAGCTTGGATTTTGACAACGTTATAAATGAGCTGACTACTACAGAGAATGAGTTATTTGAAAGAGGGATTTTATGATTCAACCAATAGATTTTCATTATTTCACGACGGCATATTTTTGGATTACTTTAGCAGCCAATGTGGTTATTTCTTTGTTTTTTGTGATCAAACATGGATCGTGAGATATTTTTGTACAGATCAGCTTTGGTGAGTTACGAGCATGAGTGCAATTCTTGTGATGCTTGTCATGAATTGCATGTCGAAAATGGAGATGTTCTTGTTAATGCAAGAACAAATCCTTTTCAATTCCCATGCTGCGTAGATCATCTAAATTACCTTCGATCTAACAAGTTGGCTTGCCCATTTCATCCGTTTGATTATTCAGAGCGATTGAGTGATAAGCCAGGCTTTTATTGCGAAGGTTGTGAAAGGGTAAAAAATGGCTTGGATTGAATCACATCAAGAACTTGAGAGACACCCAAAGACTTTACGGCTCATGGTTTTGATGGGATGGGGGTTAGATGAAACTATCGGAAAACTTCACCGATTTTGGTGGTGGTGTGTGGACTACGCCCAAGACGGTGATCTCCGAAAGTATAACGACGCTTTAATCGGATCTGTAGTTGGGTTGAACTCAGATGACGCAAAGCGTTTTGTGGAAGCGATGGTAAATTGTGGGGGTGAGTCCGCGTCGGGATTTATTGACCGTTTACCATATTTTCGCGTCCACGACTGGTGGGATAGGATAGGGATGTTTTTACAGATAAAGTACAAACATCAACCTGAGCGATGGCAAACAATCAAGAACCTGTATTACAACGGTTCAAAGAACGTAGCTAAGAACAGTACACCTAACCTAACCATACCTAACCTAACCAAACCTAACCAAGTAAGTGGGATTAAGCAAACTGAGAAGAATGGGATTGAGGAAGAGATTGTTCCCGTCACAAATGACGTGACGGAGAGTGCATCGAAATCTTCACATGTTGAATTCATGGAGAGATTTAAGAAGTCATACGAGTCTATGACTGGGGAGCCGTTTGAGTTCAAGAAAGAGCAGTTTATCATCGTGCAAAGGCTTATAAAAAAACACGGTTACGACACTGTCATTTCTAAAACAAAAACCCTTGGAGCCATGTGCAGGGACAGGTCGGTGTGGTTTACACGGGGTGGATGGGCAGATTTCACAATTGAAAAACTTTCTTCTCAGTGGAATTCAATACTTCTTACAGCGGATCCTAAAAGTAAAGTTGTTAGAGAAAATGATGCTATGCGAGAAATACGGTTAGCGGAGGAGCAAAATGAGCGCGTTAATAACATGCTTAAGCGATGAAGAGAAGGTTGCTGTTGGGAATGAACTAGAAAAGCTTTTTATGTTTCAGGACCGACCATTAGCGGCACCAAAAAAAGCTCTTTTAGTTAGCGAAATAAGCAAAAAAGGGATGAGTTTTGATGCGATTGTAAAAGGCATAAGGAACTTATTCTCGGAAGATTTAAAAGAGGTGAAGCTGTCGCGCATTGAAAACTCAATTAGAGAATTTATGCCTAAGTCGATAAAAAACGAAAGGTATGAAGAGTTGAAAATTAAGCTGCTAAGAGAAGCCGTGGAGCGATACGGGAAAGAGAAGGTAAAAAAAATTGGATAGAGATGATTTTACTAGTGCAATATGGGAAGAGTTTAAAAAGTTTTCAATAGAGGAAAGCGTTGGTGGGGAAGCTGATTGGTGTGCAATATGCCGAAAACTAATTTTAAACGTGCATTCGTGGGAGATGCTCATAAAAGACGGTAAGCAAATCAACTTCCACGTTGAGTGCGTGAATAGATTTGAACGTGAATATTTAAAAGAAATTAAGGAGAAAAGTAATTAATCATGAAAAACATAATTGGATTTCACGAGGTTACAGATGCTGGGAACCCCGTCGGTGGAAAAACAACTGTTAATGGGATTTCCATCGATTGGTCAGAAGCCGGTGCGACATTGAGCGATGTTATCTTAGCTGTTATAGACAGGGCGGAATTTTTGCAAACAACTAACAGTGCATGTCTAGAGTATCAAATAGTTATCGCAAATCTTCGTTGTGCGCTGGCAAACATTGATTTGATTTTAAAAAAGAATAGTTAAAGGAGTGAACATGTTATTTATAAAAAAACCAATTGTTGTTAAAGCTGGGCAGTTTTTTAACAGTAACCCAAATTGGCCAACTGGAGTATGTATCAGCAATGAACATTTTAAGGGGAAACCTTTTGTCCATACTTTAAGCGGGGAAGTGAAGCTGGAAGACGGCGATTGGGTTGTTCAGTTGCCTAGTGGTGAATGTTACCCTGTTAAAGAACATGTATTTAAGGATCTTTATGAGGAAGTAGTAGAGACGGTTACTCCAGCCCAGTAAACATGTTTAAAACATTCGTAAGTAAAGTCAAATTTCTTTTTGCTTCTAATAGTGACAACTATAAAGAGGTTGATGCTTTGTATTCAAGGTTACCAGAACTTGACTGCAAAGGTCTTTGCCAGGAATGCTGCGGACCGATACTTATGAGTCGCATTGAATGGTTACGGTTGCAAGAGCGAACGGGGATGCCATTGGAAAAGTTCCAAAACGAAGCGGCGGCGGATTACATCTGCCCATTTCTTGATCGAACGAAAGGGGTTTGTAGTGTTTATGATATTCGCCCCCTGGTTTGCCGTTTATGGGGATCAACTCCAAAGGCATCTTGTCCGCATGGATGCCAACCAAAAAGATGGGTTGAGGATGAAGAAGTGGCTGAATTACTAACAGAAGCAGACAAAATATCTGCGAGGAAGGGGTTATAAGATGGGAATAAAAGATTTGTTTAAAAAAAAGGATTTTGATCCTGTGCCACAAGTTAAAAAAGTTGAAGCGGCACAAGAGATATCTTCAGAGAAACTATCAGAAGAAAGACCTATTCAAGAACCAGTTAAGAAGGCGTATCCGGTAATCATTGGAGAGTATTTCCCGTGGAAGGGATTTATGTTTCAGGTGACAAATGTGAATGATCATGGTTTCACATCCCGTGTATGCGGAGTAACAAAACTAAGAGAAAAAGAATACGCAGAATATAAGAAGAAAATGCAAGAGAAGAGCAAACAAGAAGAAACTGGTCTTAATTAAATGTTTTTTTACTTTGAAGACGCGCGATCAGCTAGTGAATATGAAAATGAAGAATGGGTCTTCCTGTGTTTAGACTGAAAATTTCTACAGCAGATAAATATTTTAGTCTAAAAATAAGAAATAGGGCAGATTGGAAATGTGAACGTTGCTTTACTCAATACGAGCCCCCAACAGCGGGGCTTCATTGTTCTCACTTTTGGGGGAGGGGGATGAAGTCTGTACGATTTGACGAAGATAATGCGGCTGCTCTTTGTTTTAGGTGTCACCAGCATATGACCGCTTTCCCATTAGAGCATGTGGAGTTTTTTAAAAAAAGATTGGGCGAAAAAAGATTTGATGCGCTTCGTTTAAGGGCGCATACCCCGCAAAAAGTTGACGAAAAAATGATCGCTATGGGGCTCAAAATGGAACTTAAAGAAAAGGGATGGTTACGAAAATGAAAAAAACGAAAAAAACAAAAAAGAAAAATAAACAGAGAAGAGAACATCGTTCACCATACAAATACCGATAAGGTTGGTTGTTAACAGATGATTGAAATATCTGGGGTCACTACTACGTATTGTCATCGCTGTAGAAAACCAGCTAAATGCGGAGAAATTGAAGTGTCTGATTGGGTTCACAAATTAGATATCTGCTCTAGTTGCTTAATGGAATTTGCAAAAAAAATAGACATGAATAATGACAGGAGAAAAAATGAGTTTATTCAAGAAGCCGGAATATCCAACAGTTAGTTATCCGACAATAATAGAAGGTGTTGTAGATGGACCTATGCGCTGTGAAAGCTTAGACGGAAGTGAAATGTATATAGGCGGAGACAACGAAGTTCACGTGTTAAAGAATTTCGGACCATTTGAGAAGGATGGGAAAACATGGGCTGTAACACATTTGCAAAAAAAATCAAAAAAAGGGTGGTTAAAAACAAGCCCTGACGGTTACCACTGCTGGAATTTTTGGCAGTTGCAAAAACAAGATAATAACGGAAATTGGATTTCTGGAACGGAGCGTGGGATTTATTTTAGGAAACCATTTTCGTGGAGGTGGGATGTCGCCGGAACATTTCTCGACGGAGCTCTACGCCATTTTGTTTGGACGAAAGGTTTTTTGGGCCTTCATTGGGATTGAATAATGAAACAAAATAGGCCGTACTTAGTTGCCCGGGACAACAAAATACTCGTTCTTTACATAGGATCTAAAACGCAAGAACCTTTGGCGCCGAAAGAAATTGCCAATAAGTTAAGTCTTTCGAGGTGGGTTGTTTATAGAACGATAGCTCGCTTAGGAATGCAGGGATTTATTCCAAAAAACAATTTGGTCTCCCCTGAGAGGATAGGGTAGGGGGAGACCTTCATTTTAACATGGCGTGTACAGGATGGTTAATTATGGGTGTTTTTTATCTTATATCAAAAAAGTTTATGAAAAATAGAGGAGGATATATGAATACAGAAGTAAAAGAGTTGTTGATTAATGGGGTGACTTATATCCCTAAAGAAAGTGAAAAAGAAGTTACAGAAACTTGTGATGGATTAACATATGTAATTGTTCGCACCTATTCAGCCGGAGTGTTTGCTGGATATTTAGAAAATAAATGTGGGAAAGAGGTTACTTTAAGGAACGCGCGAAGGATGTGGTATTGGGCAGGGGCAGCTTCTTTATCGCAACTTGCCGTTGATGGGACCACTAAACCAGAGGAATGCAAATTTCCTGTTGAGGTGAGTAGCATATTATTAACTGAGGTCATAGAAATATTGGATGTGACAAAGAAAGCTAAACAATCAATTAATAGTGTTCCTGTATGGAAAGTGTAATGTTCCCTAATATAGGATTTATTCCTGTCGGTTCTGGTATCGGTTCAGGTTACGGTGACGGTTCAGGTTACGGTATCGGTGGCGGTTCAGGTTACCGTTACAGTGTCGTATGAATGTTGAAACATTTGATGGCGGTGTTTGCCGGAGTGATAGGCGTAAAAGGGACTGCAAATTATTGAAGGATGGTTTTAGTGGTTTATATTGTCCAGTAAACAAATGTGTCGTCGTAGACGGAAATATTATAGGTCACAGATCATCTTTAGAAGAAGCAAAGAAGCTGTTCCTTGTATATTTAACGACTTCTCCGATCGAGTTTAAAAATATGCTTAGGAAGTTTATATGAAAGGTTGGGAAATATATTGGATTACAAGGATGGATGGGATTAAATCATTTTTCTTTGTTACTGGTTCTACTCTATGTTGTTTAATGGTGTTTTTCTATGTTACTTCTTTTTTAATTTTCAATTCATCTTACTCTAGCGATAGAGAATTAAAAGAAGCTTTGGCATCTCTTAAAGCATGTTATGTATCTGCTTTAGTAGGCCTCCCATTATTAATAATTTCGTGTTTTATTCCAACTACAAAAGAAATGGCCGCAATAACCGTTCTTCCCAAAATATCGCATGCGATTTCTGAAAATGAAGCGCTAAAAAAATTGCCAAATAATATTGCTGAATTAGCAACTGATTGGGTTGAAAAATTGAAACCAAGTGTAACCAAATGAAAGGTTGGGAGTGTCCAAAATGCGGAAAGTGTTTCGCCCCTAATGTTACGGGGTGTGAATTTTGTAATGAAGAAAAAAAACAAAACTATCCTCACTATCCTTCAACGGGAACCCCTTTAGTGTCCCAGTATTGGTGTCCATTTTGCGGAAGAACGCATGATATCTACAAAACATACTGGGGTTTTTATTGTACAGAGGCAAAATTAATGACATGAGTGTCTGGGAAAATTGTGAGATTATCGGAAATATTTACGAGCCCCCGGAGGTGGTGAAATGAGTTTTTTGAAAAATGCTTTTGCTTTTCCATCACCAATAAACATTGTTATTGCTATCGTCGGGATATTGGTCGGTCCGCCTTGGAGGAAGAAATGAATCATTGTTCAACCTGTAAATGGTGGGGAGTGTTATGGTGGGACAAAAGTGGTGTGAAGCAAGCCGATTATGAAAATGAAAGATTAAAAATCTGTGGGAATCCCAAGCATATATACGGATATGGTGTTCGGGAGGACGTCCCTAATGATGGAATCCAAGTCGAGTACGACGAAGGATGGGGGATGGTGTCTGGACCAGATTTCGGATGCGTGAATCACGAACAGGAAAAGACAGCTACGCATTTCTGAGATTGAGGTTGACTCGGAGGAGGAGAAATGAAGACAGGCAAAGTCAGAAAGAAGCTTAGAAACGATAAATTCCTAAATAAACAGCAGGTAATTGATGTAATAAATAATTACTTACAATATACGAGCAAGACAGTTTTTGTTGATAGCGCTGGATACTATTCATTGAAACCGGTGATGTGTAAGGATGGGTTAGATATTGATTGCATCAGGATTCCAGGGTAGTTTTTCGTGTGCCCGCTAGGCAAATGCGGTGTATAAGGTTAATCGTGAGTTCAAATGGCTGTGATACGGCCAGCTACACGATTAACGCGAATTAGCCATCGCCCCAATAATTTGTTCCACGCAGAAAGAATTCGCCAAAATCCGCAAAAATAATCCACTTAGAGATATCGAACTTACCAGAATTCTAATTTAGAATACGCACAGATTTAATCGCGGGGGCGCAGATTCATGGAGGATCATGGATCTTATCCCCGCATTTCATACAACATATTTTAACGTCTGCTCCCCGCGGACTTGTTTAATCCATTCTTTCTTTTTGTCTCTCACCGGACGGAGGAAGAATGGATTTTTATTTTCAAGTCACACAATCCCATCATGAAAGAATTAACTTTCCGAGAGAAAAGGTTCGTTGAGCTCTATGATGGTAACGGAACAAAAGCCGCAAGAGATGCTGGGTATAAAGGCTCAGATAACGTTTTAGGCGTCTCTGCAAATAGACTGCTAAGGAATCCTAAGATCAAATCTGCCATTGAATCTCGCCAAAAAAAAGAAATCAGTTCGCTTATTGCAACCCGTCAAGATCGTCAAAAGTTTTGGACCAAGGTTATGAACTCTTCAAGTGAAGAAATTCAGGCTAGATTAAGAGCATCTGAATTACTCGGAAAATCAGAAGCAGATTTCATTGAGAAAGTTGAAATGAAAGTAAATGGGACGATTTCGGAGAGGCTTAGTAATGCACGGAAGCGTGTATCTGATGCTAAATCAACAAATAGTAAAGCGTCGAATTCAAGCGATAGTTGGACAATGCGCCATGCCAGCTGGGAGACAGATGTGAATAAAACAATGCAGGCTGGCGGTACCGACTGATGAATGACGCGGAAGATCTCCATAAACACTTTAACAACATCAAGTACGACGTCGTTGGTAGTGAACCAAAGGCATTTACCATGTCTCAATCCACAACCCGTTCGATGTTGTGCACGTTTTGCCGTAAAGAGTATTCAGGTAAGCCGACTGAATGCCCTCATTGCCACAAGTTAATACCCAGAATCCCAGATATGCTTCACATCGTTTAATAGGAGTCTTATATGCCATCAAGAGAATCAGTAGATCGCGCAGTTGGAACTTGGCATTCGCGATATGCAACAGCGGATACTAACTCAGTTCTCGTTGCCGCATCGCCGTTAATCGGAGCAAATGCGACCAGAGTGCCGCTCATAATTACAGAGTTAGCTATTTACAACAATACTGCCGCTGCCAAATACATCAAGTTTTATGACAAGGCTACTGCTCCAACGGTTGGGTCAGACACCCCGAAGATGCGTCTTATTCTACCTGCAAGCGGGAAGATCGAGTTGTCATCCTTTGCTGGATGGGGGCCATTTCTCCTTGGATTGGGATATGGAATCACTGGTGCCATTGGTGATGCTGATGTGACAGTGCTTGTGGCGAATGACGTTATCATGAATCTTAGATACGCACAGTCTGGCGGGCTCTAATAGAAATGAAGAATTGCTTGCAAAATAAGTGCTTTTGCAAGGAATACGAAGCAAAGAAGTGTTCCATTGGGGTGTGTGCTACTTGTGGGCACAGTGTTGAGTTTCACGAAAACGCAGGCATTCCAAGGCTTAAGGTGATTTCAAAGCCAATAGTTACAGCAAAACCGATATTCGAGAAAAAGTCTGCTTATACGAAAAGCAATATTGACATTAATGTCTCGGTGCAGCTTGTAAAGAAACAATATGGGTTCAAGTTAGTGATCGACGTGGAGCCAGAGTTTAAAGATGGAAACTCAGCAAGCAATTAGTCAAGAAGTCGATCTAGAGCAAGAGTTAATCAATGACATGGCTTCATTTTCACATGATCCTTACGGTTTTGTCCTGTATGCCTTCGACTGGGGACAAGGGGAACTAAAGGAAAGAACGTTAGAAGACTGGCAGAAAAAGATACTGAAGGATGTCGGTGAAGGCTTATTAACGATTAACGAGGCAATTCAAATTGCGGTTGCTTCAGGTCACGGGATAGGAAAGTCAGCTTTAGTCTCATGGCTAATCCTTTGGGCGATGGCAACAATGGAAGACACACGCGGGATTGTAACAGCTAATACAGACACGCAGCTCAGGACAAAAACTTGGCCGGAATTGTCGAAGTGGTATCACAGGTTCATAGCGAAGCATTGGTTTGTTTTAACTGCAACAGCGATTTATTCAGCCGATCCAGACCATGAAAAGACGTGGCGAGTTGACTTAGTTCCATGGTCAATCACTAACACTGAGGCTTTTGCTGGGCTGCATAATCTGCATAAAAGGATTCTTTTGATATTCGATGAGGCCTCGGCCATCGACGACAAGATTTGGGAAGTATCAGAAGGCGCGTTAACAGACGAGAACACAGAGATTCTTTGGTTCGCATTCGGAAATCCGACGAGAAATACAGGCCGTTTTTATAGTTGTTTTCACAAAAACAAACATAGGTGGAAGACTGAGCAAGTAGATTCAAGGAATGTCTCCATTTCAAACAAGTCTCAGATTAAAAAATGGGAAGACGATTATGGGGAGAATTCAGACTTCTTCAAGGTTAGGGTAAGAGGCGAGTTCCCTAATACGTCGGACAAGCAATTTATCCCTGCAGATTTGATTGGTGTGGCTCGCGGGAAGAAGCTTGGGATGGCCTCATATCACTACGCACCTGTGATTATTGGAGCGGATCCCGCTTACAGTGATGAGTTCGCAATATTTTTACGCCAAGGGTTGTTCTCGAAGCAGATTGGATCTTTCAAAGGTTTAAAGGATGACATGGCAGCAGCAGGATACTTGGCGCGACTGGAAGATGAGTACAAGGCAGACGCTGTGTTTATCGATTTTGGACACGGTAGTGGTATTGCATCTGCTGGAAAGCTTATGGGGCGCGACAAATGGACGCTGGTTAACTTTGGCGGTGCTAGCTCAGCTAATGAGTTCTTAAACAAAAGAGCGGACATGTGGGCGCAGTTACGTGAATGGCTTAAACAGGGAGGTGTTATTCCGGATGACCCACAGTTATGCGAAGAGCTTTCTTGGCCAGAGTGGCACATGAATGTACGAACGCAGAAGATAGTGTTGGAATCTAAAGAGGACATGAGAAAGCGTGGGTTGGCTTCTCCAAATAGGGCAGATGCCTTAGCTTTAACATTTGCTTTCCCTGTTCAAAGCAAAAACGCGTCAATTAACTTTATGTTGAAGCAAGAGTTTTCAAATACAGAAAAATATGACCCTTATAAAGGGGTTTAAAGAGGTGATTTATGGGCGGCGGGAATCCATTAAAAAGTCTTGAAACAGGCGCTAAGCAGGCATTTGAAACCGTTGTGGATTTATTTGATAGTCCTCCAGGCTTTCTAAGCCCTGGCAACGGAGATACCAAAGATACCAAAGATACCACAACTGTCGATACCCCGTTGCCTTCAGTAAGCCCGTCTTCGTTGTCGGAAATGACGGCGTTAAAGAAAATGCGAGCGATGCGAAAGGGATTGCTATCAACAATAAGAACTTCCCCAATGGGAATTACATCGTCTCCATCATTACTTAGTCCGTCCGCCACAGGAACCACAAAGAATAAAACGTTGCTCGGATAATTGAGGTTATCGTGGAACTATCAGAGAAAAGCAGCTTTACGAAAGAGTACCCGAAGATTACTTTCAGAAAAAGATTCCAAGATCTTAAGTCTGAGAGAGATTCTTGGGTGCCAGCTCTTAAGGAAATACGTACTTACATATCTCCAACAAGAGGGTTCTTTGATGGAGATATTCCTAATTACGGCAAGAAAATTGACCACAAGACATTATTGGATGCACATGCGACCAGATCTTTAAATATCTTATCCAGTGGCATGACAAGCGGATTAACGTCTCCTTCCAGGCCATGGTTTAAGCTTTCTTTATCTGACTCTGATTTACTCAATTACGACCCGGTTAAGGAATGGTTATCAGTCGTTCAAGATCGCATGTTGAGCGTGTTTTCAAAGTCCAATATCTATGGAGTGCTGAATTCCCTTTACCATGAAGTCGGAGCTTTTGGCACAGCAGCAATGATCTTAGTGGAAGACTATAAAACGGTTATACGCGGACGGAACTTTACGGCTGGAGAATATGTGTTGGCTTGCGATAGCAGCGGTCGAGTCAACACATTCGGAAGAGAATACAAGATGACTGCGATGCAGATGGTTGAAGAGTTCGGGTATGAAAACATATCTGAGAATGTTCGCATTGCAATGAAAAACAACAGGCCGGACCAATTCTTTGAAGTTAGATGCCTAATCGAGCCAAATGACCAAAGGGTTGATGGTCGCGCAGACTTTCAAGGGAAGGAATATAGGTCAATTTATTGGGAAGAGACCTGCAATGATAAGAATAAATTCCTTAGCGTATCTGGATTTAACGAATTCCCCGTCTTGGCTCCAAGGTGGGATACGACGACGACATCAGACGTGTACGGTAGAGGCCCAGGATGGGATGCTATTGGTGATGTAAAGATGTTGCAGAAAATGAAGAAAGTATTTCTTTTGGCACTCGATAAGGTTGTTGATCCTCCATTGCAAGCTGATAGCAACGTGTCAAAAGATATCAATACCTTACCAGGTGGGATAACGAGGTCATCCAGCTCATCTCCAAACGCGGGGTTACGGGCAGCATACGAAGTAAACCCTGACCTAAAGTCAATGGATAATGCAATTCAACAATTAACTGGAAAGATCGACTCAACGTTTTTTGCTGACTTATTTTTGATGATCTATCAGGCTGATCGTCCAAATATGACGGCTCGTGAAATCGTTGAAAGACATGAAGAAAAACTACTCATGCTGGGGCCAGTCCTAGACAGATTAGAAAGTGAGTTATTGGATCCTTTGATTGAAAGAACGTTCAACATAATGCTGCGTTCTGGTCTCATCCCTGTTCCTCCTGAGGAATTGCAGGGCCAGGAATGGCATGTTGAGTACACCTCAATGTTGGCACAAGCGCAGAAGATGGTCGGGTTGACGTCCATCGAGCAGGTTGCACGGTTCACAGGATCTTTAGTTTCAGTGTACCCGTCAGCAGTTGATAATTTGGATCCAGATGAAGCGATAAGAAGTTATGCCGATATGCTCGGGATCCCTCCAAAGATAGTCAGATCCCCAGAAGAATTAAACGCGTTAAGACAACAGCGCGCACAACAACAAGACGAAGAAAAGCAAGCAAATGAAGTCGCGAACATGGCACAGCAAGCAAAGGTTTTATCTGACACTAAGGTAGGTGACTCTACGGCATTAGACGCAATGCTAGGTGTTGGGGCGGTAAACCGATGATTATAGATTCTAATTTAATCCTCGGAATTCAATTAGGGTTTGTTGTAGGCGTTGTCATAGGGACAGCATTTTCATTTTTGATTTTTAGGTGGTTTTAGTTTGGACGATTTCCTCAACATCGCTGCCACAATTAACAATCAAAGGAAGTCTTTTAACGAGCGAGTTAGGAAGCGCGAGGTAAACGATTTTAGGGAAGTCATGTCAAAACCAGAGGGACGACGATTTGTTATGCGGATCCTTCAAGAGGGACGAGCTTTTCATAGCTGTTTTGATTTAAACCCAATTCAGATGGCAAAGAATGAAGGTAAACGAGATATGGCGTTATTTCTGCTGGAAGAATTGATGAACGATCACCAAGAGAAGTACTTGCAGATGTGTAAAGAAACAAAAGCATTGAAAGACAATTTAGATGCAGAGCTTAAATCAATAATAGAGGGAGATTCAAATGAATAACCAACCAGCACCTGGCGTGTCGCAGTCAGCTCCTGTTAGCGGGCAGGCAGCAAATGGCGAAGCGACAATTTTATCTCCTGTCTCGGCTGCTAACGCGCCGAGCGGGATCCAGAAAGAAAACAGTGCTAATCCTAATACTGGCAATGATTCAGCTGGTAATACGGACGCATTAAAGCAGCCTAACAGTAACGCAATCATTGGTGCACCTGAACAATACACCGACTTCTCAGTTCCTGACCCAGCAGCCGTCGATAAAGGCGTTATGGATGAATTTAAATCCGTAGCAAAAGAATTGAACCTGCCCCAGGAAGCAGCGCAGAAATTGGTTGATTTTCAGTTTAAAGTGAATCAGAAGGCAGAGGCAGAATTTAAATCTATGCAGGATTCGTGGAAAAACGAGACCTTAAAAGCCCTCGGTCCGAATTCTTCCGTAGAACTAAGTTTTGCCGCCAAATTCAGGGATCAGTTTGCAGACGATTCTGTTTTAGAAGTTCTGAACCAGAGTGGTCTTGGCAATCATCCTGCGATTGTAAGCATGTTTGTTAAGGCTGGTAAAGCAATAGCAGAGGATCGCTTTAAAGACGGCAAAAGTAGTTCGTCAGATGTGAACACAGATGCGGCACGGCTTAATCGCCTGTTCCCGTCATCTGCAAAACAATAAGGAAATAAAAAATGAGTCAATTGAGTCCAGCAACGATAAAGCTTCATAGTCAAGTCATCCGATTATTGAAGGGTATTATTAGCGCTTGGGAAGAATGGCTTAAATCAATTTCTTTATAGAAATTAAAACAAACCACGTACGCGGACGGACGCATTTTAAATAGATAACTCCGGCCAATAAGCCTCCTGGTAATTAAAGGAGAAAACTTATGGCTACATTAGGAGGAATCGCTCTTAACTTAGCTGATATTGCGAAGCGTTTAGATCCAGACGATAAAATCGCGGATGTAATTGAGCTTCTAAATCAGTCAAACGACGTACTTGCCGACATGTTATGGATTGAAGGGAACTTGCCAGTTGGACATCGCACAACGGTTAGAACTGGGTTGCCTGTTCCAGCATGGAGACTACTTAACGGAGGCGTTGCTCCAAGTAAATCCACAACCGCTCAATTAGACGAGCAATGCGGAATACTAGAAGCATACAGTCAAGTAGATGTGGACGTAGCGCAGCTTGCTGGAGATGTCCAAGGCGTGCGTATGTCAGAAGCAAAAGCATTCATTGAAGGTATTAATCAAACAATGATTCAAACGCTGTTCTATGGTGATACTTCGGTTAACCCAGAACGGTTCCTTGGATTAGCGCCACGGTTTAACCAAATCTCTGGTGCAACCAATGGTGTTAACGTCATCTCGGCTGGTGGATCAGGTTCAGACAATACGTCTGTTTGGTTGGCTGGTTGGGGTTCAGAATCATTGACTGGTATTTACCCTAAAGGTTCTAAGGGTGGATTGGTTCATGAAGATCTCGGGATAGAGACCGTAACGGTTTCTACCGGTGTTGCAGGATCATTAATGCGCGCCTACAGAGATCGATGGCAATGGAAATGTGGTATCGCATTGAAAGACTGGCGTTATGTTACGCGTATCTGCAATATCGACGTTTCAGACTTGGTTGGTTCAACTGGTACTCAAAATGCTCAACAGCTATTGAACTTGATGAGCCGCGCCATTGACCGTATTCCATACTTCAGCGGAATTAAACCCGTGTTCTACATGAACAGAACAGTGTTCTCATTGCTTCGCGTTCAAGCGTTAGCAAAGTCAAGCACTGCTTTGGCAGTGGAACCAGCCTTGAGACAATTCGGAGATCCTATCTCCGGAGGTTTAAGTTTCATGGGTATTCCAATCCGCCGCGTTGATCAGATTCTGAACACAGAATCGACGATCAGCTAATTATTACCAAAAGGAGAACAAAATGATTATCGACAACGAATTGCTGTTTGCTGATGGGACATGGGCCCCTACAGCAACAGGAGATAACATCTCAACAAACATTCACGACACGTCTCCTCTTGGAGGAGTCGGAACTACAGGAACAAACACCGGACGTGATTTCGGCCAAGGCGAAGAAGTCTGGTTCAATGTGTTGGTGACAACGGCGGTTACTTCCGCTGGTGCAGCAACAGTTGATTTCCGCTTGCGTACGGACTCAGCAACGAACTTGACGACCTCACCAGTTGACCTCGTGTCTTCTGGCGCTATCGCCAAAGCTTCACTTATTGCTGGTTATAACTTCCGCGTGCGCGTTCCATCCGCTACCTACAAACGTTACATCGGATGCAATGCGAACATCGGAACTGCTGCATTAACAGCAGGAAAGTTCCATGTTTCTCTACTGAAAAACATTCAAGGAAACACGAAATACGCGTCTTCGTTTGGACTTGACTCGTAATTATCGGAGGAAATATGGCAGAAGAAAAAATACTTGTACGTGCAACTGCAACTGGTCTTTACCCTGGAGATGGACTTATCCGAAATCCAGGACAAGAGTTCTACATCTCAACTGAGAAACATTTCTCAGCTAAATGGATGGAGAAAGTAAAGAAAGAAAAGGTTGAAAAAACAGATAAATAGATGTGCTAACGCAGGGTTGGGGGAAGTAACTCTCCCCCGCCCTGCTCTATATAGGGGTTCAAATGGCATTTTCAAAAGTAGATATTTGTAACAAAGCATTGAATTATATTGGCGCTACTCCAATCGCATCTTTGACCGAGAATACGAATTCTGCTGTTAGGATTAGTTACATATACGACACCGTACGTGATTACGTACTGCGTGAATATCCGTGGGGATTTGCACAGAAAATACAGTCACTCAACCAGATTAGCGATGAGACCGTTACGGGATGGGACTATCTATATAGCTATCCATCTAAATCACTTTCGATTTCAAAAATATTTGTTGATACAGGCGCGACAGAGCCAGAAAATGTTGAATATAAAGTTTTTTTATCACCAACAACCAATGTCAAATGCATAGCGTCTGATTATTCACCACTTTACATCCAATACACATATCAAATAGACGATTCGACCCTATATGATTCCGATTTCGTTGAAGCGTTCTCACTCAAGTTGGCTGCGGAGATCGCATTTACTCTTACTGGAAATCTTGATTTAGCTCCAAGGCTTGAAAAGAAGTATGAGGACTGTATCAGTGAAGCGAAGAGAAGTAATTCAAATGAAGAGAAAGTGGATGTTGCTAGAACATCTTCTTTTGAGGATGCGCGCAGCTAATGTCCCCAATTCATTCTTTACAAGCATCTTTTTCAGCTGGAGAAATAGCTCCGTCTCTTTATGCTCGCGTCGATATTGAAAAATATAAATCTGGAGCAAAGACACTTCGTAATTTCTTTGTGCATCCACATGGCGGAGCCAGTAATAGGCCGGGGACGAAATATGTCGCAACAGCTAAGTATCCAACAAAGAAGGCGCGACTTATATCGTTTGAATTTTCTGTGACACAGGCATATGTCATTGAATTCGGTGACCAGTACTGCAGATTTTATACACAGGGCGGACAGATCGCGAAATCGTCAGCTTCTGCATGGTCTTCCGTTACAGCATACAACGTGGGTGACTATGTCACTTATTCGAGTGTCATGTATTACTCGATACAGGCCGGAACAAATAAACAACCGGATTTAAACCCCGCGTACTGGGTGGCTCAGACGATTTACGAAATACCCACACCTTATCTCGAAGCAGATCTAGCAAAACTTAAATTTAATCAATCTGCCGACACTCTTTATATTACTCATACATCATATGCGCCACGGACATTGCAACGAACGGCAAACGACAGCTGGGTTCTTTCTGTTTTCTCATACAGCGGTGGACCATTCATGCTTTCCAATACGTCTGCGACAACGATAACCCCGTCAGCAACAACCGGAGCTATTACGTTAACAGCTAGTACGGCAACATTTAATTCTTTACACGTTGGAGCTTTATGGAAGTTGATTCACCAGGTGGCGGGCCAGTCAGTTAGCAAAGCATTCACTGCCACTGGGACATCCACGAGTATTTCTTGTGGAACGACATGGCGTATCGTAACGCATGGAACATGGACAGGTTCATTCAAGATTGAGCAGTCCATAAATAATGGCGGTACGTGGACCGAATTGAGGGCGTTTGACGGAGCAAATGATTTTAATGCCAACACATTCGGGACGATCACAGAGTTTTCTTTAATCCGTTTGAATTGCACGGCGTATACCAGCGGGACCATCAACGTTCTTTTAACATCAGATCCATTTGAGCGCGTTGGTATTGCATCTATTTCAAGCTATACAAGCTCAACAGTTGTGAACGCTTCCGTCGTTGATACATTTGGCAGCACATCTGCAACGTCTGATTGGGCAGAAGGGTCTTGGTCTGTCTACAGGGGTTTCCCAGCATGTTCTGCTTTCTATCAAGATCGATTGGCTTTCGCTGGGACACCAAATGAGCCGCAGACAATTTGGTTATCAGAAACAGGAAATTACAATTCATTTAAAGTAAGCGATCCTGTGGTCAGTTCAGATGGAATTTCCGTAAACCTTCCAGCAAGAAAAATAAATTCAATAAAGACCATGATCCCACTTCAGCAAATACTTGCCATGACTTCCGCTTCCGAGTGGAGCCTGGGTGCGGCGGACGATGGGGGAATAGCGCCGACTTCAGTAAGCTCTAAGTTACAAGATTATCACGGGTGTAATGACGCAGAACCGGTCGTTGCAGGGAATAGGATTATATTTGTTCAGCCAATGGGATCAGTCGTGAGAGACATGGGAAGCGACTTTTCCGTTTCAGGATTCAACAGCACAAACATATCGATACTTTCAAATCACTTGTTTTCAAATTATTCGATCACCGAACTTGCGTATCAGCAAGAGCCGGACTCGTTAGTGTGGGCTGTTAGAAGTGACGGGACACTACTTTCCATGACTTACTTATTAGAGCAAAACGTTATCGCATGGACGCGTCACGACACAAACGGCACTTTTCTTTCTGTCACAACAATTCCGACCAATGGATACAATGAGGTGTGGCTATTGACCCAAAGAGGGAACAATAGGTTTATCGAGAAAATGGTCCAAAGGATGCCAACAACCGATGCGCGGGATCAGTTTTTTGTTGATTGTGGAGTATCTTTAGACAACCCAAAGACTATAACTGGAGCAACAGCAGCGAATCCCGTTGTCATCACAAGCACCGCACATGGGTTTAATAATGGAGACGTAGTCGATATCAGAAATGTAAGCGGGATGACGCAATTGAATGATCTCAGATACATTGTTGCCAATAAAACAGCAAATACATTTGAGATTAAAGACAATGATACGGGAGTAAATGTGGACGGAACTGCCTATACGGCCTATTCGTCCGGTGGAGAAGTGCGTGCTGCGGTAACAACAGTAAGTGGATTATCACATCTGAACGGATACTCCGTGAAAATATTAGCAGATGGGAATGTCCATGCAGATAAAACCGTTTCTGGCGGAAGCGTAACGCTGGATTCAGCGGCGTCTATTGTTCATGTTGGGTTAGGCTATACGTGCGACCTGGAAACATTAAACCCAGAAATGCCTTTGCAGAATGGGACTATGCAGGGCAGGAAAGTCCGCGCAGCGAAGGTGATGATCCGGTTCATTAATTCTAGAGGGGGATTCGTTGGGACAGACTCATCTAAGCTTTACGAGTTAGTTCAAAGGGCGGCAGAACCGTTAGGAACATCGATCTCTCTTCAAAATGTTGACTATGTAATTGATATCCCATCAAGCTATGACAATAACGGGAGAGTATTTTTCAGGCAATCTGATCCACTGCCTGTGACAATTCTTGCTGTGGCCCCAGTTATCACGGTCGGTGAGTCATGAGCGAGATGAAGATTCTTTATAAAGACGGGCCGCTCTGTGTGAGAGAGTCTATTTTAGAGGACATTTTGTTTCTTCGGAATAATTTAAGGAAGGAAGATATCGCGGAAGTATGGGCAGCTGGCCATCAAAGCCCAGAGGAAGCGCTTTTAATTTCTTACACATTCTCTACTGTAAGGAATACTTTAACACTAAATGATGAGCCTATCGCGATGTTCGGACTCATTCCTGACAATGAAAATAACGAAGAAGCAAATATTTGGTTTCTTGGGAGTGAAAAGGTTTCAAGTTCTCCTAAGTCATTTCTGAAAGCATGCAAGTTCTTTATTGAGGCGATGCTCGAAATGTTCCCGAAGCTTTATAACTATGTTGATGCTCGCTATGAAAAAAGCGTTCGGTGGCTAAGATGGTGCGGAGCCGAAGTCTACGGACCGCAGTCTTTTGGTGCCGACAAATTGCCTTTTCATTATCTGATTTTTAAGAGGGGGAAATAATGGGTGCAGCAGCTCCTTTTGCAATAATGGGTGGACTCCAACTTGCTGGGACGGCATATCAGTACCAACAGCAAAAAAAAATGGGGAAAGCACAAGAAAGATATTACAACTATCTTGCTAGTCAGGCAGACAAAAACGCTGCTTTAACTTTAAAACGCGGAGAAGAACAGGTCACAAGTATTCAAGATGCTGGCGCAAAAGAAGCGTTAAATTATAAAAGGTCTTCATCTAAAGTCTTTGGCGATCAGCGAACAGCCTATGCGGCCAGTGGTATTTCTTCAGATTCGGTTACTGCCAGCGACATTGAGAGAGATACAACGAAATCAATTTCAATGGATCAGGATGCAATCAGGTATGACGCTGACTCAAAATCATACCAAGCGAAAGTAGCTGCAGCGGACCAGGCGCGTGCATTGGCTGACCAGGCAAAGCAATTAAGATACGCTGCAAAAAACGCAAGAGAAGCTGGTGGAATTAACGCAATGACATCCCTAGTTAATGGCGCTAGTAGCGTTGCCGGGACGTACGCTTCCTATAGGATGAATAACCCTACTGCTCCTAAAGTGCAAACTGCACACAACTACTATTCAGGTTACGGGGTTAAACCTTATGATTCCAAGAATATTCTTTCTCTTTACTAGGAATAAATAAATGCCAAAAATACCAACACTAAACCCTTCAATAAACGTAAATCCGGTTTCGATCCCTTCTCCTGTACAGTCTCCAACTGTCACTGATGCTTTTGGTGGACAAGTATCTACTGCAAAAGCGAATTTTGGAGAAGCGGTTAGCAACGCATTGGTCAACGGCGCAAAGGCAATAATGGCCGTAAAAGAAAGAAAAGAGCAGCAGAAAGCGTTGGACTCTCAAACTCTTTTTCAAAAAGATTTACAGGATACGCTAT